GTTGGTACTGTTGGTGTGCACACTTCCGCTGTTGACTGTTGTGTCGCCAATGTTTAAGTTAAATCCATCGTATGTGAAATTGCTATCACCGCCCAATGATCCACTGTCGTTAAATTGTACACTGGTATCTGATCCACCGGTGGTCAATGATACGCCACCAACTGCAGTATCAACATATTGTTTAGTAGCAGCATCGGCATTGTCTGTTGGTGATGCAACTCTAATGTTTGTTAACCCTGCTCCTTCGAGTACACGGAACGCATCAACACTGTCGTCGTAGACAATACTAACGTTGGTTTCGCTGCCTCGTTCAATCTCAATGCCACTGGTTGTAGCAGTAATTCCTGCTCCAGTTTCTCCCTCATTGAGAACAATAACATTGTCCTTGATAGTGCTGTTCGTAGTTTCAACGCTTGTGGTACTGCCACTCACAGTTAAATTACCATCAATAACAATTGTTGGTGCGCTAATAGTATACCGATCGCTTATTCGTTTTGTTTCTGCCATGATACTGTATTTACCTCTAATAAAAATTCATCGATGGTTTGATATTTGATATTTGGAAGATTCCATTTAGCGGGCTTGTATTGCATATCGTTGCCAACTCTTATAAAATTTGGTATAGTATATTCTTTAACGATGCTGTAAATTTGGTTAACCCAATTACCATAATAAGTAGAGCCGCTGTTGGATTCTTTGTAATTCTGAGTATCACTATAAACATTATTGTGTTTATTATTAATTCCCACCAAGTCAAACCCTATCAGATATATGTTTAAAAACTGTTCTTTTGCAGCAAATTCTGTTGCAATAGGACCGCTGCTGTATCCTGAATTTTCGATAATGCGTTTGCTATCTGGGTGTCCTGGTTTTCTAGTATAAAAAACATTGTTCTCAGGATAACCACTGTATTCGATCTCTTTGGTAATTCCAGGATCAGTTGACACCAAAACGTCTGGATTAAAATCACGATAAAGTGCATTGCAGCCAAAAACTTTGCCTGCAGTCTTTAAACTGTTTAAATTCAATCCTAAACGGCTACGACCGTTTCCTAATACAAATGCTCTGTCCATGTCACTAAAAAAGGTTACAACACAATATATGCTGTAACCTTAATAAAGTCAATATAAAATTGATTATGCGAGTGGAATCGAAACGCTAACGCCGTCTACTTCGCTGCCGCTTGCAACCCAAAGTGCACGCTGACCTGAAGTAAATTCACTACCGTCATTTGGAACTAATGTTACATAACGTGAAGTGATTTTGCTTACATAGTAAGTATCACCGTTGCTGTCAGTTGCAGTAAGTTGGCACTGCCCAGCAGTTAAACTTCCGCTTGCTACTGCAGTTAACAATAGGTTTTCGGTGCCGTCGGATGTAGTAATTTTGAAAGTTTTTGCTCCGGCCTGCTTGGTTGCATATCCGGTATTTGCACTACCGCCAGTTACAAAACCAGTGAATTGAATTTGTGTTGAACCAGCATTGCTGGTGTTACCGATTGTACCAGTTGTGTTTGCTGCTGGTGCTTTTAGTTTGCTATCAACTGTTTCTGATAGTTTTAGTGGTCTACCCATTTTGTTTCTCCTTTTATGTGCCGTTCTAGGGCTACGGGGATGGTGTTCCCCATAAACATGCAATGCATGCAAAAATTATTTATCGAATGTAATCTCAAAATGTGCCATAAAAATAGGCGCACAAGGCGCCTATTTTGTTATTGATATGTTTTAACTATTACGAGAATGTAACGTTGCTGATTGCAACCTCACCCAAGTAATCACCAGCGTTACCAAGAGATGACGCAGTGTTTGTTAGTTCTACATAACCGTAACGAGTCATGAAGCCAACTACTGGCTCTAGTGTCGCTGGGTCAAGTACTACACCACTGCTCATTAGCGGGATGTATGGGCAGTAGAATGCTGCTGCATCTGCTTCACTTGAACCTTTGTAACCAACTAGTACTGCAGTGTCGTCACTTGCATAGCTGTCTACATAAACACGCATTGCGCCGTTTAGAGTACCAACAAACTTTGTGTTTGTAGGTGCTTCAAAAGTACCTTCAGTTGTACGTGCAAATGCCGAAGTAGTTGCTGACTGTAGAACTGTTAGTGCTTGTGGCGAAACAACTGCCCAGTTACCTGAACCGCGGCGTGTACGCTGTGCAATTTTGTTTGCAACACGGTTCATTAGAACTGCTAGTGCTGCGTGCTCGTCGCCAACGAATGTTGCTGTACCGCTAACTGCTGCTTGGTTGAATGTTTCTTCAGTTGCAGCAAGTGCACGAAGTGAGCCAAGAACTTCTTGGTCGATTTCAGCAGTAATTTCTTGTGCTAGAGCAGCCATGATTTCTGCTTCAACATCTAAACCATGCATTGACTGTGCGTCTTGCGCGGCTTCGAAAGTCCAGCGTGCACTGAGCTTACGTGTTTTAGCTTCTACAGCTTGCTTGAGGATCTGTACGCTAATACGGTTACCTGCAACACCTTCCATTGCGCTGGTTGTTGCTGCTTTACCATCTGTGCTTGTTACACCTGGTGCACGACCAGAATAACCTTGAGCAATTTTGAATGGTGAAAGTGCTTCGTCACCTGCTGTTGTGTCTGTGCCTGGCGCACCACTTGCACTACTTGTGAAGTCATCTGCATAACGAACACGTAGAGTGTGGATCTGGCTTACTGGACCTTGCATTGGCTGAACACCAACGATTTCGTTGGCGATAACTGTTGGCATAACACGACGGATAACTGGTAGGATAACACGGTTAAGTGTTGCTACGTTACCTGCACTAGTTGCGCCTGCAGTTGCGCTTTCCATTAGTCCTTTGCGAGTGTTTTCTAGGATAACACCCATTGTACCGCGCTTGGAACCGTCTAGACCCTCAAGTAGGGCGTCTTTGGTTTCTCCCCAGCGGCTTTCTTCTAAGAGTTTATTACTCATTGTTTTTTCCTTTTTCTCTCAGTTATGGTCTTTTAAAGACCTGCCAAACGCTTGATTTCAACGATGTTACCCTCATCGTTAGTCTCGAGGACCTTGGCTGTCCTATTTCCAGTTACTTCACTGGTAATTGATTGTTTTGATTCGTTAAGCATACTTGACTTGCTACCATTCATTACTGCTGGTAGATATTTGTCATAAGATGCCTTGAGTTTGTTAGTGTCAACGCTTTCTAATAGATCAGACATTACTCGTGCCTTGTCTTTGGATAGTGGTGACAACAGTTCATTGATTGTGTTGTTGCGAGCAATACTTTCGTTGATTGCTGCAATTTCTGTATCTTTAGATTCAGCAATAGCAGATTTTTCTTCGGCTACTTTTTTTGCTTCTTCTAGAGATTGTTTCATCTCATCTAGGGAATTTTTGAGTTCACGCATTTCTGCGTTCTCATTAAGATGAGTTGCCGAAAACTCGCTAGCAAACGCTTCGAACAGTTTGCGTCCGAAATTGTTTTTCTGTGCTTCAGCAATGTCTTCTTTGAGCTGAGTGATTTCTGCTCTTAGTGTGTGGTCGACTGCTTCACTAATAGCCTTTCCGCTACGAGTGATAAAGTTTTTCTTGAGATCAGCAAACTTGTCTTTTGCTTCTGATACTAGTTTAACTTTGGTTGCAATTAAGTCTTGCTTGTCTTCATGGAATTCAGTTAATTCTTTGGTTAATCCTTCGGCAACAAAACTTTCTAGTTTAACTAGTGCTGCTTTGTTTGCATCGCGATCATCGCGGAATTCTTTGATTTCTTTTGCAAGGACTTTTGTTAAAAAGTTTTCAAAATTTTGTGCTTGTTCACTTAATTTTGCAACAGTCTTGGCACGGTCTTCGGAAATTTTTGCTTTTTCTTCAGCAATTTCTCCAATTTCAGTGCTTAGACTTTCAGTGACCATACGATCAAGAGCTTCAACCATTTTTGCTTTATCGTGCTCATAGCGATTTGCAAACTCCGAACGCATTTCAGTTTCAACTTCCTCACGGACAGTCGCAACTTTTGATTCCCATGCTTCTGCAAGTTGGGCTTGTGCTTCTTCGTTTAATAAACCGCCTTCGATTAATGGTTTTAAAGCTTCGAACATAAGTGTCTCCTGTATTTTACAGTTTTAGTTCATTGATGAATCGTTTGATAGATTCAGTTAGATATTTTTGGACACGCTGGTCCTCGTTGACTTCTGCTGCCATGTTGAACATTTTTTGCCCACCATTCATATTCATTAGCCCTTCGTAAATGGCTTTTGGATATGCATTTGGCGCAGAAGGTTGGGCAACAACATCGACTGTAACGATTTCAAAGTTTTTAACTTCGCCACTTGACTCGTTAACTTCGCCGCTGCCTCTGCTGCTAACACCTAGTTTAACGCCGCTTTCCAGCATGGTTTTAACTAGGTTACCCATTGGAGTAGGCAAGATTTTTAACTTGCCGTACCCATTTGGACCATCCATCCACATTTCAGTGATCATGTGGCTTACACGATCTAAATTGACTCTAAGATTACTTGGATGGTCAACTTCTCCGAGGACGCTGTTGCCTTCGGAGAGTTGTTCATGTACTTGTTTAATAGCATTGTGTATTTCGTTAACTGGGTAAACACGCTGATTGGCATTTTTTACTCCGCCCTGGATACAAATCCCTTTCATGTAGAGATTTTTACCGTCTTCGCTACTTTCAGTAACAACACGTGCTTGATCGTATGTTAAATGCTCTACTAGGGATGCCATTGCTATTATTCGCCTTTCTTAGGCGCTGGCGCTTTTTCTAAATTGTCAGCTTTACCGCCAGGTACGTTTCTGTTGCCAGTGTTCATTGTTTGTGGTGCTTTTACTGTACCACCATTTTCTGTGCCGCCTTTTACGATATTTGCAGTTGTACCGCCCATGTCGTTTTTGCCAGCCACTGGGCTAGTTGCTTTGTGATCTTCACCTTTTGCTGGTGCTACTTTTTCAGTATATTCACGAACCATGCCTTCTTCGACTTCTTCGTCGTCGTTGTTGTCTTCGTCTTCTGCTTCAAAAGTGTATTCTTCTTCGACTTCTTCTTCAGACTCCATATCATGCTCATGGCCGTCAATGTCGCCGTCGTTGTCTTCGTCTGCCATCATAGCATCAAATTCTGCCTTGAGTGAATCTAGTTCTGCTTCAAGATCAACTACACGGTCTTCGATTTCTTCAACGTCGGCATCGTCTTGCTCGTCGTTGTCCATGTCGTCCATGTCATTGTCCATGTCGTCATCCATGTCGTCGTCTTCGGCATGCATATCGCTACCATATTCGTCGGCTTCAATGTCTGACACAAAGTCGTCTGTTTGATCTTGAGATTCGTTGACTAAGTCGTTGTAAATTTCACGACTTCTTTCTACTACGATTTCATGAAATAGTTCTTGTGCTTTATCTTCATCTTCGTTGA